CAGTGGATGAAGGAGCAGTTCCAACGAGAGTAAGCACATCATCTGTATGAGAATCTATAACCCTATAGGCATTATCGGTAACGAAATAACATAGGAGATTAGAATAAGAATTTCCGGCAAAAGCGCCGACTTTTGTGACTGTTCCCTGGGTCGCTCCAGAACCCGCCGCCACCGTTGCGCTTGTAACCGTTTCTTGTAGGGACAACGTTCCTTTCACTGAGATAGTATAATCTCCCGAGGGCCGCTTACCACGGATTATAACGTTTTCGTTGTAGGTCTATTTATTGTTACATTACCACCAACACCACCAGGAATAGCGTCTATCGCAAACTGTAAGGAAGCGAAAGCGTCAGCGTCCGCCCCAAACCCATTATCCAGACTATCCGTCCCATCGGTTTTATCTACATAGACCGTCATAGTTCCGTATGATACTTCTGGATTCCATTGACCGCCACTGTAGACCATCTTGACCGCTCGGCCTGTGGGTGTATGAATAAACACTTGACCTTCTTCTGAAGCTGCGGGTAGCGTCGCTCCATTGTCAAATAGCATATCAATAGCTTTTTTAAGCTGAAAGTCTATATCATCAGCATTTATAAGCTGAGTGTTACCACCAAAGACCTCCCAGAGACCTGCACCGCCAATATCAGCGCTGTAAATTAATTGTAAACCATCATACTTCAGGATAAAACCTGTGGTTATGGCTGTGTCATCAACGGTTACACCATTAATTGATAGCGCGTCATCCGTATAATAATCACGGTTACGCGTGTGCGGGTTCATTTTCCACTTTGCCCAACTTGGCATAGCACAGGCCATGAGAATAAAGAATAATAAAAGTAATTTATATTTGTTCCGTAGCATCTCTCATTTTTCCTTTAATTTTTTCAAAAGCCACATCTATAGCTTTATCTAAAGCTTTTTTTGTTTGATATTTAATTGGATTCCCCATTTCAGCCTTAAACGCCCCCATAAATTGCTCAAACTCGATACGTACATATCCACCGCCAACCTCAATAAATACTTTTGGGTAAGCCCACTGTTTTTCTTTTAAAATAATTAATTTCTGTCGTGGCTTTGACATTTTTAAAACTCGTTAAATTCCACTGAATACCGATTATAAACCTGTGTTGCCCTATTTGTCCAAGCAGTTGCAGGATCGCTGTCCCCTCTAGCATACCTGAGCGTGTATTGCGGATTTTCCCTCTGGATATACCATTTGCCTTCAGGATTCTCCCAAAGAATATATGATGGAAACGAATCCAGATTACCATTCTCACTCAACATATAATCATTTAGATGATTAATGAGCGCGGTATTACTTAAAATTAATGACGCTGACTTATACATTTTTATACTTTAACTATTATTTGCATGTCGCTCAAATCCATGCCGTATTGTTCCCTTGCGATAAACACTTGTAACATTGCTCTGTATTTTTGAAATTCTATGTTTGCGCGGTTATCATCAATGTCAAGTAAAGCGTTAGCAAAAACTCCTTGCACAAACAAGCTGCGCCACCGCAAATATAGTGTCGCTATTAATGTGCCAGACAAATCAAGGGTCATAAGATTAGCATAATACCGTTGTCTTATTGCCCAAGGAACAGAACTTGTCCTATAAGGAACCGGATACAAATAAAAACTGCCATAATCATTGCTCCCAATAGGGTAAAAGCTTCTCGGTATTCCCCTGTTTGCATAATTATAAAGTTCGTCCAGTCTGATTATGTGTTTTGGCCCCTCTATAGGCTCGTAGCTATCTATAATCATATAGCTGTAAGTTGTTCCTGCGCTAATAGTAATAGCAGGAGCGAAAGTTGCAATTTTTGTGCTTTCATCGAAAGCGGTAATAAATCCGCTATAGGTAGATGTTTTGTCCGTTGTCAAATAAACAATAATTTCTCTGCCAATGGAATATGACTCGGACATATCTTCATCGGAAGCCAACTTTGCTATTGTTACGCTACCACCAGCCTGACAAACCCCAAAATGAGTGCAATCCATTTTGGCCAGGCTCAGGTCGGAGGAAAAGTCTGATGGGTATGAGATTAACCCTTCGCCATTGGTAATAACAAATATGTTAGATGTTTGTAAATACCTTGATTTCTTCACAAGCATCCAAATATCGTTCTTAATTTCCTCCATCCATTCGTCTTGCGCTCTGCTCAAATTAATCGAATTAAAGGTTTTAGCCTTAAGCAACGCTTCTGTTGTTATGGAAATTAAAGTTGGTGCGCTAGGCGCTGCCATTCTCTTCTCCTAATAACCAAGAATATTTAATATTTCATCTACTACTTTTTCTTTAGTTTTACCTTTTACAATCGTAACTTTATATTTACTTAGCAAATCTTTAAGATGGTGCCGAAGCAAAATATTTTTCATTTGCTCACGATTCCCAATAACCACTTCATTCCCATCCTTCTTTTTCCCAATGTATTTATCTCCAGAACTCCCAGGCTCAGGCAATTCCGAAAGAATTTGTGCTGGCTCATGTTCCTCTCCAACGGGCTCTAACGTAACATAGTCAAGCTCTTGTCGCTTGTATTCAGATGTGTAAGCTTTGCCGTCCTCTACATAGAGTCGCCTGGCTCCACGATACTCAAATGCCCCTGGCATATTTTTTCTCCTTCCAGTTAAGATAATATTTTTCGATTGCTTCAAATACTTTTTGAGGCTTTAAATGTAAGGTGCACATCGGGGCAACAGGTTTCCCAGATGCTGTTTTATAATAATTGCAGGTTTTCATAGAATAATGCAATTTAAAGCACGGCTGGCAGGGGACATTAGCCGATACGCATGTTACATTATCCCAATGTTTAGCTAAACATTCTTTAGTGTTTGTGGTCAGCATTAAAACTTTCGGGACATCATAGCAACCAGCAACATGTAACAGTCCAGTGTCTCCACCCACAACTAAGTCGGCATGGGGAACAATACTCATTGCTCTTCTGAACGACCATTGACCCGAAAAATTCCTAACTCTATCATGCTGCGGGAAATTAATCAGCCCGCATAGAGCATCCCCCGTTGTTATGATTACGATATCATCATATCTAGCCAATAAGTCGCTAGCCAATAAGTCAGCCCATGGGTATGCCTTGTGTGAACTCGACCCACTTAATGGCCATATAATCAGGAATTTGCCAACCCATTTATCCCTAAACTTTTTGGATAATTTCTTTTCCATGTTAGAAAAATAAAGCTCTGCCTTGGCTCCACTTTTCTCTGGATATCCAGCAATCTCTAGCATTCGATCGTAATAGTTTATATTGCAGAGCTCCATCAACTTTTCTTTGCTCAACAAGATATCTTTGCTATGGATTGTTTTTAATAAAGCCCCTTCTATGGAGCCTGAAAAATTAATTACTCTATCATAACCGTTACTTACTTCTGCCCAGTGCTTGTCCAATTCATCTTTAGTAACATTATCTCTCCTGAACTCAACCGGGCGTCTAATAATTTTGTCAACATGCGGGTTGTTCTTAAGTATGGATAGTCCCGCTTTGCTGGTATAGACTGTAATATGCCACCCATCAGCCTTAAGCAATGGATATATGGGTGTCAGGAAGATATGGTCGCCAAACGCTCCCCACCGGATCACTAAACATTTTTTCATTTCTCACCATTAATTTTTTTTGCTGGATTACCAGCCCAAACTTCCCCTGCTGGCACATTTTTTGTTACAACTGAACCTGCGCCAATCAGGGCTCCTTCTCCGATAATTATTCCAGGTAAAACTGTTACTCCTGCACCAATACGGGCACAGTTTTTTACTAACGTAGTTTTCCACTTATCTTTCCCTGAAGGTGGATACATATCATTAGTAAATGTTACTCTTGGCCCAATCCATACTTTATTTTCTATTTTAATATTTTCTGGAATGAAACAATTAAATCCAATCCTTACGCCATTTCCAACCTGGACGTTTTCTCCAATTTCAGTAAAAGCGCCAACCTGAACATTACTTCCAAGTTTTGCGCTATTATATATATTGCTTGGCCCCCATATCGTTATTTTTTCCCGCATTTTAAGACCTCCACTAACATAGGATTAGGATACTGATTATGAAGCATTTTTGCTCCAGGGATAACACAATGTCCGCCGATTTTTCCTTCAGGTGGTTTTATGTATGATCTTTTTAGATTTTTTGGCACAGCCAAATTATATATGGATGTCCAATAATTTACTGCTTCCCAAGGAATATTCAATTCATTACAAATTTGTTTCTCATAATCAGCAAAAGCGATATCTAAACCATATCTACTTAATGAAAACAATTTAAGCGCTTCTGTTGTTTTTGCTTTATCTACTTGGTAACATGAAATCTTTGCTCCATTAAGAAATTCGGCAACAGCTTCCGTATCTTTCTTATTTCCACCAATAAACTTTACGGTATTATAGAGACTACTTTTCATATTGTCATGACGTCCCATAACAGGACTATGAACAATTTTTGAGTTGAGCAAATTCACTGGCAAAAATTCCTGTATTTTTTTGGTCGTTCCTATTGGAACCGTAGTATGAATGATTGTATATTTTGCATTACTGTAATATACGTATTTGGCAACGTCATAAAAAAAGTCATTCTCCTCATATGGAATACATATATTAAGATATTCGCAATTATGAACGAGCATCTCTTTAGAATTGAAATTTTCCTTGACTCTATTTTTTATAATAAAATCCTTATCATACCCAATTGTATCGGCGTATACATATTTGAGTATCTCATATAAAGGCATACCAATTTCACCAAGCCCCACAACAATAGCTTTTACTATTTTCCCCATAAACCCTCCACGAGTTCCCTCACTTTTTTGAAAGTATCTAACCCGAAATATATTTCTATTAAATGACGGTATTTTACACTGTCATATTCTGACCCGGGGCTTATCATTCCTTTTGCTTCGGTTGCCGTTATAAATGTATGTTTGTGAAATTGTATATCTGCCCCAGGCCACATATGTATAATTGGCTTAATTCCTTTGGCCATAGCCTCGATTACATTATTTGGGCAACCTTCAGAAATAGCTGTTGACAAAATGTAGTTCTTATCGTCTAACCATTCATTCATGTTTTTAACCTGTCCATAGAAGATAATATTTTTTAGCTCCATAAGTTCTGCCATCTTCCTGAGGTAAAGCATAATAAATGCATCCTGAACAGTTCCAGCTATGTGAAATTCATAATTTTTTGGCAATTCATTTAAGATTTGCAATGCTAACTGTAAGTTTTTTTTAGAATTAATAAATCCAACCCAGGCAATCTTTTTTCCATGTCCTCTTTCCCTATAAGTCCACTCTTCAGGGATTACGCCGTTGTAAATAACATGCGGGGTTCTGTTGGTAATTTCCTCAAACTCTTGAGCCAAGACATCATTTACCATAATTATTTCATCAACTTTATCCCAGTCTATGGAAATCATATCAAAAAAGAATAATTCATATCGCCGGACAAACACGACATATTTACTCTTTTTGTGATAATTATTAATAAAATCTTTTGTCTGTAAATCCGCCCACATGAACATCATTACATCAGGATTAACCTCTGGGTGTGGACTATCTGATATTGTTACACGAAAATCTGAGAATATTTTTCTGTAACCAGATAACCATTGCATTTTAAATGGTGTAATTATTTGAATATGTTTCATTAGTTACCTTTTTAGAACAATAAATTGATATTCATACAATTTGTTCTTTGGTTTTATTCTTATTATGCTGACTTCTTCAATTCTTGCCGAAGTAGTTTTGCATAAATGAGCCAAATCATTTTCATCAAATCCATAATCAAATTGTTCAGGATGACCACTTTTAGTAATTGGATTATTAATAAATATCATAGCGCTATCTTTTAAAACTCTATCTACTTCCATGAATGCCTTCTGTCTATCTGTCACTCCAATATGTTCTAAAACATCAAATAAAAATATACAATCAAATTCACAACTTTCTGCTGGGATATCTATTATTTCACCATATTTGACATTCAAGTTTAATATGTGTTTTGCTACATTACAAAATCTTTGGCTTATATCAAAACCAGAATATTTTGGCATTCCAGCCGCAAACCTAATAGTTGCTGCGGTTATTCCAATCCCACATCCTACTTCTATAATTTTTTTCCCAATAAAATTATATTTAAGTAAATGTCTAACTATTTGTTGTCTTTTATGCCAATTATCACAAATAATATTTGTTTTGGTAGGACAATTATTTTCTGCTACTGAATCCCAATATTCTATTACCTTATTAGTTTGTGAAACTTGCATATAACTCCTCTAATGGTTTTATATTATTCTCCATTGTAAATTGTTGTCTCTTTTTAATTAATTTTCCCCTAAAACTTCTATGCTGAGGCCATCTATCCCGTAATTCTTCAAGCGATTCCACCTCTATCCCTAAGTCATGTTTCTTGACAAATTCAGAACATTCTTTGGCGTTAATGGATACTACAGGAACGCTAGCTGCTATATACTCAAAAAGTTTATTAGGGAAAGCTATTTCCCATTCAGGGGTATGATCCAGATTGCCAACTAATCCCCAGTCATGCTTAGTTAAATGCTTAATAAGTTCTGATATAGGCGCCGGTTTATGTACAAAAGCTATTTCACTATAAGTATTAACAAAATCAGCATCTTCTCTGGTAGTTCTTAAATGAAAATCTATGCCGAGACTAAATGCTTGCTTTGCTAATTCCTCATAGTCACAATATTTAAAACCTCTTTGTTTATAATTTTTCTCAATATCTTTTCCAAGATCAACTCTACCTTCATAAACTAATCCCCCGAGCCATTCCCTGCAATCATATCTATATAATCGTTTCGGCAAATAACTAGGAAGAGTTATCGTTGGTTGCGACAAATTAAACTCTTCCGTCACAAGCTTTTTTAATGAATCTGAAGGAAAAACAAGAGCGTCTGCCAACTGAAAATTATTGCGTTCATCAGTAATAACCCTGTATGTTTCTTCACCTTTATCTCTTGCAGCATCTTCTTCTTCAGATGTCATTCTAGCCAAAAACGAATCATGCACATCTAAAATGACAGGCACATTGGTATTTTCTTTAACTATTGTTACAAACCAACTAGGTTCATTATGGGCATGAAATACATCAGCTATTTTACTATATACTTTTATAGATTCAATTAACTGTCCTAAATCTCCATACTGACAAAATGTTTTGTATTGCTCATGGAACTGGGGTTTTTTGTTAGCAATAAGATGAACTTGATACCCTTTTTCAAGTAATGGCAAAGCCATTTTTTGAACCCGAATGCAGGCGTGACTGGATAACATTACAATATTCATGAAACCTCAATGGGGCGAGTTTCCCCGCCCCATGGTTTAATTAGTTACTTGGATTTGTGTCCCAATCAGAAGAGCCATCATACCGAGGCATCCAATCAACAAAGAAAGCTACCGTACCGGAAGTAGTGGCTGTATTAGCCGCTGTCCCGTCATTGGTTAATGGAGTGCCAGTTTTAATGGCAATATATTCACCGGCTTTGCATTTAGTAGCCAAACCTTCAACAGAGGAAAATGTATGAGGAGCAATTGTTCCTCCATCAATATCAAAACTGAACGTTCCTCCGATAGAGGCAGAAGCGCCTCTTGTTAATAACTTTGCCGTAATTATATCAGTATAATCCTGGGAGCCAGCAACAATACTTGCTAGCACCTTGGCGCCAAATTTACGGATATTTATTGGGCCGCGTGGATACCAGTAGGCTAAATGACTTTGCGTGGTAGCATCGGTTGTGCCGAAAGTATAACCATCAGCAGCATCCCCGCCATGTTTTTTAGTTAAACCAAACCATTTACGGTTAATAACTCCGTATTTGGCTTCATCATATCTCATTGTAAACCTCCTTTAGCTGGCGCTATCCCATTTTATGATTCTGGAATTGCTGGCTTCGTTTACACCATATTCTTCTTTCCAGCCACCAAGGAAATACCAGGCTAACCCATGTGAACGTCCGTAATCAGTAATTAATTTCTTGCGGAGTTCCAGATTATATACCACAGCCTCCCTGACGGTCGGGGAGCCAAACATATAACCGGGCAGCGCCTTTCCTTGAGCCCAAGTTATTGCGGTAGCTGTTCTGGCAGTTGAATCATAGACAAACCGTGTTGCGAAACGGTCTTCCACAATCCTAACACCGTACAACCTTCCAATTTCACCAGATAGAATTTTCTTGTATCCAGTTTCGGTATAAGAATTAATAGTCTCCAGTGAACCCAAAAGGCTTTCCAGTGTTACTGGATCGCAAATAAACACATAATCGCCTCCCATGCTTCCCCATCCAGAGACATTCCGGATTTGTAATTCCAGCTTCATCTTCCTGAAATGATAGGCATTAAGGATGCTTGTGTTCACGGCGGTTGCAGTTCCGTCAGTAGTTACAGTAGCAGCATCAGTAGCGGTAGCCACGTACCGTAAAGCTGTTTGGTTAAAACTCCGCTCCACCTCGCCGTCTATACATTTTACGGCATCGTTCATGAGAGTGTCTTTTATTAACTGAATTAATTCAAATTCAGATAGAGACTCCATCTTACTTGTGAACGGAATGCTATTTCCATACTCAGTCACAGTAAGGGTGCCCTGGGTAATAGCAAAACCAGCTTCGTGCATGGTTTGAGTCTCTACTAATTTACCGCCGTAGGTATCAATATTCCCGGCTTTATCCCAGTTTACAGACTCCCCTTCATGTTTACCAAAGGCTTCTTTGTAGCCGACAAACTGTCTGAACCGGAGCAGAGGTTGCGCCACTTTTCTAAAAATATGGTTTAGTTTGCCGTTACTTAAGTAGCCCCCTTGGTCAATCCAATTAAGAGCCATTTATAATCCTCCATTACCAAAGAGTGTCATTTTTCCTCTTTTCAGATTCTAATTTCCGCTCTTTTTGGTAGTTATCAAAGTTATCTTCCTCTTTCTTTTTTTCTTTTTGCTTTGCAGATTTTCCAGGAGAAGCGCTTAGGTTAGCTTTTTCCTTCAACCGCGTTTTCTCAGCAAAAATGCGGTTCTTGTCTTGCTTTAAAAACATTTTTTTGGCTCGGGGGAAAACGATTTCCTTGTAAATCTTTTTCCATCCTTCTTGAGAATCTAGCGATCTATTTGCAGGATCGTCAGCAATAAGGGTATTCAATTCCTGTGTAATTAATGGCGTAAAGTTTTTAAATCCAGAATACCCTTCTTCACCCAACTCTTTGTCCACAAGATCGATTCTGTCAATCAGGTTTTTTCTTTCCTGGTCTTGTGTCCTCTGCTGATTTGCCTGTTCATTGGTGGCCACTCTTTTCTTTAGCGCAGATATTTCACGGTCACGCTCCCATTCCTTACGTTCATATTCATCTTCGGGAGGAATTCCTGCTTCCTTTTCGCTCTGTGCTTGCTTGATTGACTGTTGAACCTCTAAGAGTTGCCGGTTTGTATTATCAAGCGCCCGTTGAAGGTCCTTTCTCTTTTCCCGTTCCTCATGCAAAGCATCTATAGGGACTGTTTTTTTCGGCCTGCCCTTTTGGGCCGTATCTTCCTCTTCGGGGGAAGCCTCCGTCTCTTCTTCTGTGTCTTCCTCTGTTACCTCTTTTTCGGAAGAGGTCTCCGTATCTTCCTCTTCGGGGGAAGTCTCCGTCTCTTCTGACTCAACAGGATCGTTTCTTTTGTCTAATTCATTTAAAGCTGAATTGGCATCATGATTAATGTATGTACCTAACTCTGCTGTAGTTTCCGTTGTTTCTTCCGACATTATATCTCCTTTTTCCGGTAAGGTTCCGTGAGCCCATTACGGATGGGTTAACCGATTTTTAGTAGCGCTTTTATTAACTTAAGCGCTTTCTGACTTCCTCTCCAATATTTCACCAAAAATACCTTCGTTCTCTCTACAGGTTATTCCTTCGGCCAATAACTGCTCAATTTCGCTAACAAAATTCATCCAGTTACGTATCCGGCACCTTATATCATTCATTTTCTGCAAATATTTTTCATCCAGGATATCAGCGGACAGAGTTATATAACTAATCTGCCTAGATAATTGTTTTATTTGTCTATTCTTAATCTCTACTAGCAAATACCATTCTTTATCACTACTTAACTTTTCAGCCCAATCAATCTTCTGGCAGAGTTCATTGAGTTCATCGTCTGTTAAATCTTCATAATTACGCATTAAAGTGTCTCTCTACCGCCAATCTGCGGCTGTCCTAAGCCAGCAAGTGTCTCTCTACCGCCAATCTGCGGCTGTCCTAAGCCAGCAAGTGTCTCTCTACCGCCAATCTGCGGCTGTCCTAAGCCAGCAATAGACGGGTTTTGTCCGCCTTGTCCCTGCTGAGGTGGTGGTGATAATCGGTAAATAGCCTCACTATAATCCTTTTGCCCTATTTTATTTAATATTTTTTTCAGGAAATAGTTTGTATTAAATAACTCAACACCACCTGGTGGTTGAGCGCCTATAGTTAGCAATTGTATGGAGCTTTGATTTGCCATGTTCGCTCTATCCATAACTAAAAGTAATTGCTGTATTTCAAGTTCACGACCAACTATGCTTGTTCCTACGTTTATAATGCAATCAGCTTCAAAATCCAGGTCATATTGATCTGGGATAAATGGGTTTTGCTGCTTCTGCCTAAAGGTATCGTTCGCAATAGAAAAAATGGTCTCATCTGTCTCAAAGCGCTGGATAAGTCTTGCTAATGTAGAAAAGAAATCACGGATAAACGTTTCTCCAACAATTGCTATATAGAGTTCTATCTTAGCGTTAGCCTCAGCATAATTTATCCTTGCAACCGTTGCTTTTATGTCTGCTCCAATTGTTCCGGATATTGGAGGTGTAAACCCGCTTATTTCCTGCATCATAGCTTCATCTGCTGCCGCTTCCATGTATGCTGGTCGTGTAACATCAGGTGTAATTTCTGGCATAGTTGACTTATCAATATCATCCATCATGACAATACCGCCAGCCTTTTGGTTTAGCAAAGCCTTTAAATCAACATTCGCAAAGCGATTAACTCTTTTTTGCGGCGACAAAGTTAATGCAATATTATCTTTCCGCATATTAAGAAAGTAATTAATACTCTCAGCTGACCCCTCCATAGGGGACGGGAAATCTTCGCCTATTAATTTGTGGGCTTCAAGCAAACATTCCCCAATAATTAGCATATCATAAGTGTCTCCATAGGGGCTCTCGTCTGGTTGCTGAAGCACAACATTATCGCCATTCACAACAGTAAACATTATTTTATTATCTTCTTTATAGAAAACCTCCAGGACGCTATGCCTGGCTGGGACAATATCTTTGTTACCCTCGGCATATTTTCCTGCCTCTGGATATTCTGTGTTCTGTGGGTTTTGTAGAGTGTCAGGCTGACCGGCTTGTCGAACAGCCCGAACGTCACTTTGTGGCGGAAGAGTTGCAAGCGCTTTCTCTATATTGTCGTAATTCTTAGCTTCCATATCTTCTTTTGTCATAAACGACTCAAAGATACAGTAACGCATTTCCTCTTTGGTTTCCGCAAAGAAATCAGGGTAAAATTGTTCGTTAGGCCAAAGCTTGAACCTTGGGCCATCCTTGCCTTGTTCTGGTAAATACTCCCAAGTCATTTTCGCAACCGCTACTCCCATGTCGAATATGTTGGCGAACCCGCACAGTAATTGCTTAAACAGGCTTTGTGTCCTCAGCATACCATCCCTGCGCCACTCAGTTATAAGTTGCAGGATGGATGCTTTATGAGTGTCGCGTAAAGTATCGCGGCCACTGATTTTAAAACTATCTAAATCCTTTAGAAAAGCTTGATACATAGCCGCCATAAATCGCCACTTTATAGCATGTATCTTACGGTAACAAGTCTTTTCTTTCTGCCGGACATGACTCTTGGATGGTTCATCAGATGACCAGATACCTTTAACAAGCTTCATGCTTTTTGTCCAACGCCGGTCTAATTCGGAGCGCAAATCACCTGACTCGGTTTTCCATTTACAGATTTTGTCAAGCAATTGTTTGTCGGTTTGTGATAAATTTTGTCCAGTTTCAGGCATTAGATATAAGCCCCTTCAGGTTCAGGTTGCGGCACACAAACGCTCTCAGGTATCCAGTTTAATCGCATCTGAAACACGTATCGCAGAGCCGCATGTGCATGATGCCGTCCTTCGGCTATCCTATCCTTTGGCCCCATCTTATCCTCATTTGCGTATGTATCACGCTCCAACAAACGCATACTTTGGATAAGTGGTTTATTCTCATGTAAATCTAAAATATAGAAACGCGGTTTGTTTGTTCTTATGTCAGGGAGAAGAAGTTGCTTAATCTGGTCAACCCCCGCATGGATAGACCCTATAAACTTATCGGAAGTATCAAGAGCAGGAATAGCGTTTTTGCCACGGCCCAACTCTTGAAAAATGTTCCTATCACTTAATGCGTGAATCGTAGAATCAGCCGATTTGTCACATTTGGTCTTGCCAAGTCTATAGTTTCTTGCTTTTGCCCGTTCCGCTAATTCACGCTTCACGACCTCGGTATCACCATCACCAGTATATGTTCCCACTACATAATGGAACCCTTCCCTATCGACAGCAACCTCAACTCCCCATGTCGGGGTAACTAAATGTGGATCTAACCCACGGTATACTATATACTTAGTATAGTCAAGCTTACCGTTTTTATAAAGCGTCTCTGCTGGAATGATGTGTGCCCGTGAGAATAACCCACCATAAACAAGCCCACTCAGAGAAATTGCTTTCCCTAGAAGCCGCCGCTTTAATACGTCATAACCATATTGTTTCAGTATTTTATCATAAATGCTTCTCAGTGTCTCAAGGTTAGCTTTTGGGTTTAGGACAGGACACAATTCAAATTTTTCAACATTGTTCCCTTCGCTATCCTCGTAATTATCAAACAAATCTGTCGCCCAGGTTAATCCTTGGGTCGGCGTCCAGTTAAACTGAACTCTTAATCTATCGGAAGTAGTAAATCGAACCAGGTTCTCTTCGTAAATTGCTGATTTTGGCTCTTCGTCATAGGTTGCTTTTGTTAGTGGAGGCCCTTGAAATGTCTCTACATCCTGGCGATTAGTTTTAAATTCTATACTGGAAATCTCCTTGCCGTTCCTATATAAATAAAGTGTGTTTTTGCCTGAGGCAAAGCTTTTCTCCCAACTACCCCCTTTTAAGTATTGCCTTGGCGCCCAAAACCTATATAAAGGGAACACGGAATTCTGTAACTGATCCTCACTTACCCCTGTCACTCTTATCCGTTGAGGAAAACTCTTCGGTAACTTTTCTTTAGGATAAACATCTTTCAGTGATAACGGAAGCTCTCCTGTCGCTAGGATTAAGTCTTCTATGCAGCCAGTGCAACTTTTTGAACTCTGATTCCCACCAGATACTCCTATTATCTCTGCTGTGCAAAGATGCGCATCCATTTGACTGTCAAGCTTAGCAGGAATATCTTCCGGCTTAAGGTATTCCCGCAAAAACTCTCCCTGCTCCTCCGCTAAAACTCCTGTGCTTGGCTCATAGAACCAAAATGGATCGCTATCCTCAAGCTCTCTTAATTTCGCCTTTGCCTTCTCTAGTAACTGTGTGTATTTATTTCTCACTTCTTCTGCCGCCTATCGAAATGTTCGCATCGCTCCCCTATAAATCCCCTAAGATCCTCCAACTTAAACCCTATCATCCCATATGTCTTATCCTTCGCTCCTAAAAAATAACGCTGTATCATACATACCTCTACCTTCTTACACTCCCCACATCTCTTATCTCCCATCTTAATTCCCTTTTTGTTTTTTTCGCTTCCTTACCCTGAACTTTCAGCCTCCACGGGCGCCCTCCCCCCCCGACCCGACCCCCTCTGTCAGCGTGAACCCCATGTCATGGACACATCATGCGCCTTCTTTTTCATGCTCCTGCCTACTGCCGCTGTCATCGGGAGCCGGTGCACCCTCAGCCTGGACGTCCATCGCTGACTTCGCCTCCAGTTCTGCTACCAGCTTCCTCATATCCAGCACAGCCCCTACAACCCCAACGTTCTGTGTGCTCAGCCCCTGTTCAAGTCGCCGCCGCTCATCAATGATCCCAAAGCCTATGATCAGCTGCGAAAAACTCGCCCGCTTCAGCTTCTCGGGCGTCATAGCATCCCAGACCTCCATCTCTCGCTCTGTAAGAAAATCCACCTTTTTCTTTCGGAATTCCTCGAGCATCCGGCGCTTCTCCTGGGTGTTAGTGAACCCCAGATTGGACAGACGATTATGGATGGCCTGGTGACATAGGCCAAACATATCAGCGATTTGGGTTTGGGAGTAACCGACACGAACGAGCGCGAGACAGAGGGGGTCGGAGATGGGGATATCCATAGAAAGAGTAGGAATTTTTCGAGGGTTTTCAGATAGTTTCCGTTTTCGAGGCATGAAAATATAATATCTGAGATGGGGAGAGAAAGTCAAGGTGCACCCAATGGGGGTGGACGGGAAGTGTGTGGGGCGAAGAAGGGCGAGGAGAGCGGACGTAGTCCCCCAAGGGGGTGTGGGGGGAATAGTACGTCAGGACGGTATAAACGTGATATTCGCGGTGGTCTCTGGTGCTGCATCCGTGACCACGTAGCTATTTCCCGCCGCTCTCTTTCAGTTTTTCGGCGTCGCTCGGGAGGAGGGGTACATATGTACGCTCTCTCATCCGGGTTCCTCACGATAGTGGCCGCCTGCTATGTATTTTCATGATACCGGAAAAAGAATGGGGTGTCAATGACGTGGAATAGGGTATAGTTTCCCTGTTTCAAGGATTGTGCCGTTTCTTGCGGCGGTAGGGGTTATAGCGGAATTGTGGATAAGTTGTAATTTAGGGTGGGGATAAATACCTGAAAATCAAGAGTCATACCATCCTGTGGGGCTGTAGGGTTTAATGGTATCAGAAAAAACTAAAGTATTGATTTTATTCATTAGCGATTTCAGGATTTAATTCCTGAAACCAGGCTGTGCCAAAGATGTAAATAGAGGTAGATTACAGGTTTCGTATCTAAGTGCCTGAAAAGATAGGTGTGGCACTTAACTTGCACCTATGATATGTCACAATCGCAAACAACCAACAAAAGGAGAAAAGAAATGGAACGGTATGCAAAGTATGAAGGTGAGAGATATTGGGATTTCGGAAACTGGGGCGGAGAAGTAAAGCTCGATGATGGGTCTATTTTCGAGTGTTCGAGCGGGTCTCCCGTCATCGTGACGGAGAGCGGAGCAGTATATGATGATGGGGCATATGAGGGGCAGGTCTGCACCGAAGACCTCGAAGCGTTCACGGGAGCTTTCGAAGAGGAATAATCAGAGACGCTCCGTACGGGGCCAAAAGGAGAGAAAATGAAACACGAAGAGATGATAGAAAAAATTGAAGCGGCTAAAAATAATTTCGCAGAAGGGAAGAAAAGACCCACTGAAGCTCACTATCGGGCCTTTTATTCCCGGAAAGAATTTCTAAATATCCACAACAAGATACAAGAAATAAACTACGACTGTCAGTATGATGATCATACTGAGAAAGAGATAGCAGAGATAATCGAAATGATCGATTCTGTGTTCGAAATGACAAAAAAATTGAGTACAAAATATACTCCCGAGGAAATATATATGGGAATCATGCTTCCAGCTGATGTGAAAATGACAGATAGCGGTCCCGCATGGGAAGCCAACCTGAAAGGCGCCAACCTGCGGGAAGCCAAACTGCGATGCGCCGACCTGTGGTGCGAATAATTTGGGAGGCGCAAACTTGTATGAAGCTCACCTGCGTGGCGCCGAAGGGCTCACGTGTGAGCAGATTCAATCTGCTCACATAGATGAGCATACGAAGCTACCAGAGACGCCCCAAACGGGGCCAAAGGAGAAAATGTGGGAAATACATTCAACAAAGGAACAAAAAGACTAAAAATTCTCGGTTTGCGGGCTAAAGGACACTCATTTCGAAAAATAGCGGAAAAATGCGGGATAACACATCGTAGTGTGATGCTTCACCTACGCTCAGGCTACAGTGAGCAGAATAGAGCGCTCACGGTAGAAGAAGCGAAAATTCTAATAAAATTAGTTCCGTGTATTTTTTAGTTTGTAAAAAAATAATCTGAAACGCCTCAGACGGGGCCAAAGGAGATAAATGAAAACATACAAGATCATAAGAAATTATGGGAAACACGATATCATAGGAAAAGCAGAGAGCTACGCAGACTTCTGCGTGATTCACAGGGCCGATCTGTGTGGCGCCCATATGGAGGACGCCGACATACGTGGCGCCCACCTGCGGGAAGCCAAAATGAAGGGCGCCAACCTCGAGGGAGCCCACCTCGAGGGAGCCAACATGGGGTATGCCCACCTGGAAGGATCCAATATGCAGGGGGCCAACATGAAGGGCGCCAACCTCGAGGGAGCCCACCTCGAGGGAGCCAACATGAAGGGCGCCATCCTCGAGGAAGCAAACATGGAAGGAGCCTACCTAACCGGCGCCAATCTAGAAGGCGCCCACCTGGAAAGAGCCGATCTGCGTGAAGCCGACCTATGGTACGCCAACATGGAATGCGCCAACCTGGAAAAAGCTAACCTAACCGGAGCCTACATGCGGGAAGCAGTAGGGCTCACAGCGGCTCAGATTGAAGCTGCTCATATTGATGAGCATACGCAACTGCCGGAATATTTATGTCGGCAGGTTCAGGCATAATGATGGCTGGCTAGGGTGTAGACCCGAAGAGCGTAACTCCAACGCCTGCCAGCCCCACACCTTCGGAGACGCCCCCCACGGGGCCAAAGGAGAACTCATGAAAACATACAAGATCATATTCGATGATGGGAAACCCGATATCATAGGTGAAGCAAAGAGCTACGCAGACCTCTGCGTGACACACAAGGCACACATGGAAGGCGCCCACCTGGAAGGCGCCCACCTCGAGGGAGCCAACTTGTGGTGTGCCAACATGGAAGGCGCCAACCTGCGGGAAACCAATCTGGAAGGCGCCGATCTGTGTGGCGCCCACCTGGAGGACGCCGACATGAAGGGCGCCCACCTGGAAGGAGCCGACATAAAGGGCGCTACCCTGCGTGGAGCCAACATGAAGGGAGCCAACCTGCGTGAAGCCGACCTGTGGTGCGCTAACCTGGAGGGAGCCAACCTGCGTGAAGCCGACCTCGAAAGCGACAACTTGGAAAGCGCTAACCTGCGGGGAACCCACATGAAGGGCGCCAACCTGCGGGAAGCCAACCTGCGGGACGCTGACCTATATGGCGCCATCCTCGAGGACGCCGATCTTGAAATAGCCGATATGCGGGGCGCTAATATGTATGAAGTCCATCTTTGTGGAGCCAATCTAGTAGGCGCCAACCTGAAGGGCGCCATCCTATGGAACGCCCACATGGAAAGAGCCAACCTGTGGGGCGCTAACCTGCGTGGAGCCAACATGTGGTGCGCTCATATAGAAAGAGCCGATCTGCTGGAAGCCCACCTCGAAGGCGCCCGCATGCGGTACGTCGATATGCGGGAAGCCAATTTTAGGGGAGCAGACCTACGTGGAGTTATAGGGCTCACGTGTGAGCAGATTGAATCTGCTCACATAGACAAGTATACGAAGCTACCGGAATATTTATGAAGGAGAAAAGAAATGGAACACGAAGAATTAAAAAATAGAGCTGAAAAAATAGAAGATGCAAAAATATGGGAAAAGTCACGGAAAAAAAGAATATATCTATATAACCGAAGTTTTCAGCAGGCCGGATACATCACCACGGACGCGGATGATGTTCGGGGCCGGAACTCCGGAACCTACCGCGGCTTGAGTTTCTCGGCCACACGGCCTGGAAACGTGAACATACTAATGGCCGCAATCGACGAGCTTCTTTCGGTGGAACTGGAAGCCCCAGAAGCCCCAGAAGCCCCAAAAAAAGAGGAAGTGAAAAAAATAAGCCTCTCTGGAAAAGAGACTGAGAAAATCTTCAGAGCCAGCGGGATTGAAGGGCTAGCACAAAAGATTTTCGATACTTTCAATCCTAAAGGCCGGACTGAAGCCCAAAACGCCTACGACCACGTTGATACTAGGAGACTATCAGTCGATGATGAGGGGGCCGTGTGGCTCGCCCTCATAAAAATAATAAAAGATAAACATTACGTTGGCAGGCCAAAAAGAGATTTTTTTCGATCATAGAAGTTACAACGCCCCCACGGTGCCAAAGGAGAAAATGATGAGCAAAATAACGGAACAAGATATGCTGAAGGAGTTTGAGTATTTATCTGTTTTAATTAGCCTGAAACCAACACTGGCCGGCTATAAATATGATTTTCTAAGACAATATTTTTATTCACGGAACATATTTTGCCGGAAGTTGGTTCAAGATGATTCTGTGGAGTGTCCTGAGTGCCCGATTTTTGATTCTGACGGTGGTTGTTTGTCACCTGAAATTGCAAAAAAAAGGCTGGAGGCTCTAATTGAAGGCGCCGACATCTTGTTTGATGAGTAAAGAGAAGGGCACAAAGTGGTTGGAGGTGGAACATGAGGATAAAAACTAAGTTCTATGTGGTATATGGGCGATTCCCTGAAGGACTAGAGTGGTTCATTAGCTGCACCGCTTCAGGGAAGATCATGGAACGAGGCTTCAAAACAGAACAAGCAGCCAGGGATTGGCTGCGCAAACTAGCGGGGTTTGCTCAACCTGCGGATCACAGGGGTAAGCCGAACCAAAGAGGGTAGCCAGCATTGGGAAATGAGCGCCCAGGGCGCAAGCTCTGGGAGGGGCTGGATAACATAAAACATAAGGAGGTTTATACATGTGTTACAGAAATGAATTTCGGGAGTGGGCGCCGGAGCAGCGTTGGAAGCAGGCTGCTCAGTTCAGCAAGGCAGTCCGGATATCGATTGGCATGATGATGGGGCTAGCAGCTATGGCGGTAGTGTTTGCGATGACCTGGCAGGTGATGACTGCTATGGCCGGGCAGTCGGAGGTAAATCAACAATTTTACGGAGGTAAATCATGAAATTTGGAGCTAAAATCAAAGAAATCAGACGTGAAAAAGGCATGACACAGGAGTCCCTAGAGAAGAGATGTGGAATAAAGCGTGAGTATCTATCTAGGATGGAGACAGGCAGCCTCCCCAACACGACCGTTGGGACGCTATGCAAAATTGCTGACGGGCTAGGAGTATCAGTTGTTAGCCTGCTTAATAGCGAAAAGTCTCAGGCAGTAAAGCTTACCGAAGATGATATCTCACGGGCAGAGAAGCGGGGAGAAGCTATTGCAAATATGCGCTACACACAGGAATTGGATAACCTAATTAAGCAGCTAAGACAAACCACTACGCCAGGGGGGGGGGAATAATGGAAGAACAAAAAAAGTTAATTTACGAAGCAATCCCCAAGGTAATGGCGGCAATTGGAGCCATAGGGAAAAATCAAAGGAATAGCTCGCCAGGTCAAGGAAATTACAGGTTTAGGGGGATTGATGACTTATATAATGCTGTTAATTTGGCTTTATCTACAAATAAAGTATTCTGCTATCCACAAGTTTTGGAACATATCCGTGAAGAGCGAAAAAGCAAAAGCGGCGGGCTGCTGCTATACACAATAATTAAGGTAAAATATACTTGTGCAGCAGAAGATGGATCATTTATAGAAGTGATAACACTCGGCGAGGCGATGGATAGCGGAGATAAAGGGTCAAATAAGGCGATGTCCGCTGCACAAAAATATGCCTTGATTCAGCTTTTCTGCATTACCACAGAGGAGCCAAAAGACACTGAGAATGAAACGCATGAATTAGCGGTAGAGAAAAACAAAAAACCGGAAGAAACTACCACCAATTTTAAATTCCTCAACTTGATGAAAGATTACAAAGAAACCCTGGGCGAGGCTGGATATCGAGCCGTATTAAACCGGTTCGGCTTTGAGAAGTCAAACGAGATATTAAAACATGAGGACCAGGTTAATGTCTGGAATGCTATGAAACAACGTATCAAAGACAATGAGGAGGTTTTTAAAGAACATGCCTAAGCTTGAGTTTTTTGAAAGCAAAACCAACAAAAACGGGGAACATAAAACACACGTGTATGAACTGGATGGCCTGACGATTCCATCGGTTACGCGAGTTTTAAAAGACACTGGATTATATTCTTTGTCGCCATTTTCAACCGGTGCTGCTCGGGGATTGATTGTTCACTTAATCCTTGAACAACTTGACAATAATGTCGTTGACGTTGAGTTTATTCCGCAAGACATTCTCCCTTATGTCGAACAATATCAAAAATTCAAAAAAGAATCTGGCTTTAAAGTTAATAAAACCGAGCAGAGGATATGCCACGAGCAACTTCTTGTTGCGGGAACTCTTGATAGGATTGGCAGCCTAAACGACAAGGAGTATGTCCTGGAAATAAAAACTGGTGTCCTTGCGCCAGCGGCACACATACAAGTGGCCGCATACTGGGGAATATTAGGAGATAGCTCCCTTAAATGTGCCATATTGCACCTGAAAAATTATAAGTATAACCTGTACGTGCTAAAAACAAAGGAAATATTACAGAGCTGGAATTTATTTCAGGCAGCATTATCTGTCTGGAAATTCAGGAACGAAAACAATCTACTGGGGGATTAAAATGGACAATGAACAAGCAATGTCTAATGAAGCTAATGAAATAAAAATTAAGATTATTGATTTTGAAGTAAATTCTAAAGAGACTATGGATATAGCCGGGATATTGGCTAAAAAAATAAAAACCCGGAAAAAGGCCGTTAACGAATTTTTTAAGCCGTTAGTGGATAAGGCAAATCAAGCACACAAAGCTCTGACAAGTGAAAGGAAGAAGATTTTGAAGCCCATTGAGGAAGCTGATATCCTTCTCCGTAGCAAGATGAGTTTTTATTTGGCGGAGCAAGAGCGAATAAGGCTTGAGTTACAACTGAAACAAGAGTCAATCCTTTTGAAACAACAAGAGGAAGCTCAGCTTGCGCTTGCGACACAACTTGAAGATGAGGGGGAAATTGAGTTGGCAAATGAAGTGTTAGAAGAGAAAACCAATCAGCTTAACAACTATATCCAAAAGGATAAAAATCCTGAAGGGATAAGCACAAGGCTAACATGGAAATATGAAGTCACTGACTTATTAGCACTGGTTAAAGCTGTGGCTAACAGTGAGGCTTCTCTTGAGGTAATAGACGTCAAGGATACTGTAATGGGAGCCTTGGTAAGGTCGCTAAAGGACTCGCTCCATTATCCTGGGGTGCTGGTATATTCAAAAAAGACTGTTACGGTTAGATAAATACCCCATGCGTAGGGGTGGGCGCTTAGCGGTGCGGGGGACGTCCAGATGTGGTCAGTCGGGCTAAGCACGCGTAGGGTAAAGGAGAAAAAATGAAAACATACAAGATCATATTCCATGATGGGAAACCCTCAATCATAGGTGAAGCAAAGAGCTACGCAGCTCTCTGTGTGACACACAAGGCACACATGGAAGGCGCCAACCTGCGGGAAACCAATCTGGGAGGCGCCGATCTGTGTGGCGCCCATATGGAGGACGCCGACATGAAGGGCGCCCACCTGGAAGGATCCAATATGCAGGGGGCCAACATGAAGGGCGCCATCCTCGAGGACGCCAACATGGAAGGCGCCAACCTGTGTGGCGCCCACCTGGAGGAAGCCAACCTGCGGAAATCCAATATGTATGACGCCTCTATGCAGGGCGCACATATGGAAAGAGCTGATCTGCGGGAAGCCAACATGGGAGGCGCAAACTTGTATGAAGCTCACCTGGATGGAGCCAACATGCGGGAAGCCCACCTCGAGGACGCCATCTTATGGAACGCACATATGGAAAGAGCCGATCTGCTGGAAGCCAACATGGGAGGCGCCGGCATGTGTGGCGCCAACCTGCGGAGCGCCAACATGAAAGGCACCCACATGGAAGGAGCCAATGTGCGTGGCGCAGATCTGCGGGGCACCCACATCGAAGGCGCCTTCCTACGTGGAGTTATAGGGCTCACGTGTGAGCAGATTGAATCTGCTAACACAGATGAGCATACGAAGCTACCGGAATATTTATGGGGGTGTAGACCCGAAGAGCGTAACTCCGACGCCTGCCAGCCCCACACTACGGAGGGAGAAGAAAAAAATGGAATACGAAATTATATTCAACTCGTGCTTTGACAAAAATAAAATAATCGGTGAAGCAGAGAGCTACGCAGCTTTCTGTGTGATACACAAGGCACACCTAACCGGCGCCAACCTGGAAGGCGCCAACCTCGAGGGAGCAGACCTGCGGGGCGCACATATGGAATGCGCCAACCTGGGGGGATCCCACCTCAAGGACGCCAATCTAGAAGGCGCCCACCTGGAGGGCTCCCATCTACAGGGAGCCCACCTGGAAAGAGCCAACATGCGGGAATCCGACCTGTGGTGCGCCAATCTGCGGGAAGCCAACATGGAAGGCGCCAACCTCCAGGGAGCTAACCTCGAGGAAGCATTCATTCAGGGAGCCAATCTAAAGGGAGCCAATCTGGAAGGCGCAGGAAGGCTCACTAGGTCTCAAGTTAAATCTGCTAACACAGATGAGCACACGAAGCTACCGGAATATTTATGGGGGTGTAGACCCGAAGAGCGTAACTCCGACGCCTGCCAGCCCCACACCTTCGGAGACTTCCCAAGCGGGGCAAAAGGAGAAAAATGAAAACATACAAGATCATATTCGATGATGGGAAACCCGATATCATAGGAAAAGCAAGGAGTTACGCAGACCTATGCGTGATACACAGGGCCGATCTGAAGGGCGCCAACTTGCGGAAAGCCAACCTGAAAGGAGCCGACTTGCGGGGCGCCAAACTGCGATGCGCCAATTTGGATGGAGCCGACCTCGAGGGCGCCAACTTGGATGGATCCCACATGGAAGGCGCCCACCTAACCGGCGCCCACCTACAGGGAGCCAACATGTGTGAAGCAAACATGAAGGGCGCCAACTTGCGGAAAGCCAACCTGAAAGGAGCCGACTTGCGGGGCGCCAAACTGCGATGCGCCAACTTGGAGGGAGCCAACCTGGAAGGCGCCCACATGGATGGATCTCACCTTGGAAGAGCCCACATGGAAAGAGCCCACATGGATGGGGCTAATCTGGAAGGCGCCGACCTCGAGGGAGCCACAGGACTCACTAGGGCTCAGATTGAAGCTGCTCATATTGATGAGCACACGAAGCTACCGGAATATTTATGTCGGCAGGTTCAGGCATAATGATGGCTGGCTAGGGTGTAGACCCGAAGAGCGTAACTCC